CGCTTATTGTCTGCGATGTCTAAAGGTGGTGGAGCCAGAGCTGCTGGCTCCTGATAGGGCTCGGCGAGCCCAGCGCTTACGAGGCGCTGGGCGTCATCGCCAATAATATCCAGAACCTCACCGGGCATGTAGCTCACGAGAGTGCCTACGCAGTGAATGAGTATTTTAACTCTCATGAGCTTGCCCCACATTAGGATGCTGGCTGAGTGATACGGACAATCGCGGCAGACTGAGCCACCTTGGCGTCAGACCTGCGAACCGCCATGAAGCCGGTCTGGTAGGCATCAGCATAGCGCTCGTTCATGCGGATGATTTCGATATCGCCCGCATCACGGATGTAGTACTTGGAGAAATCCCCAAACAATACAGTTTTGGCGTTGGCTACGATTGAGCTGGCCATTGCGTTATTGACGATGACTGGATAACCGAGCAGGCGTGGCTGGTTACCGTTGAGCAGGTCGAGGAACAGTGGGCGGCTCTGTGAGTCGGCCAACTGAAGGATGGTAGACCAGATCGACTGGTGCATCATCCATGCGCCATTCTGTTGGTATCCGTAATCGAGGGCATTACGGCATCCCATGATGTTAGCAAGCGTGATGGTCGTCGTGGTTGCGCCAGCAACGCCAGCCGATGAGCCGGTGACTACACCCTGAGGAGCAGTCGTGCCGTTGCCGGTTGCGTGGTCGGTCGCTTCTTTGCGGCCAAGACGCTCACCGAGAAGGCCAGCTACTTCGGTCGCAAGATCCAAACCGGAGTCACGTAGGAGCTCATTGCTGAGCAGCACGAGCGACTCGGTGCGGTATGCGCCGAGGATGATCTGGCCAAAGGTCATGTCTACAGCGGAGGGTGCTGTATTTTCAGCGCCGATCGTACCGGGGTTGCCCGAGTCGTCAATCGTGGGGAATGGCAAGCTATTGCCGGACTCGGTGCGGATGACGCGAGCGACATCACGGAGAGGGTTAAAGTAGACGATCTTTTTCTCAAGCTCAGCCAAGAAGCCCTGCGGGATGGTGTAACCACCGGCAGTGGAGCTGGTCGAGTTGGCGCGAGTTAACACGATGCGGTTGCTGCCCAGGTTGAGCCCTGAGCGCTGAGCTGCTGAGCGATGCTCAGGGCGAGCATCGTTGCCAAGGAACCACCCGCAAAGAGCAGTTTCACGGTCCCGATTGGCTCGCTTGTCATCGAGATCGCGGGTAAACATTGGCACACCTACTGGTGCTGGTCGTGTGCGTCGTGAGCTTGCGCCGAGCACATCGCTGAGACGTGCGCGAGCAGCCTGCTGCTGCGCTGCTGGATCTGCTGCGGGTGCTGCTGCTGGTGCCTCTTCGCTCGACACATCCTCAGCCATTGCCGCCTCGATCGCTGCGATGCGGGTATCGTGCTCAGCGATGAGGGCAACGATCTCATCGACCTTTGCGGTCTCCTCTGGTGTCCACTCACGAGTCGATGCCGACTCATGGTAAGCCTTGGCCTGCTCTACTAGACGTGCTCGCTCTGCGAGCAGGTCGCGACGTGATACGCTCATACAATCCTCCCTGCGCAGCCGAGCTGCGACATTAGCAATCTGCGGCCTCGTAAATGTACGCTCAGTCTCAATTGACTGGCGCTCCACTGATCACGCGACCGTATCGCGACCGTGGTGTCCGGGTAGGCGGGAATCGTGACGACAGAGACCTCGATGAGCTCGACATCTGTCACGGTCCGCACTCGCACTGTTTCCTCGATTGTCCACTCGTCAGCTCTGACGATAAATCCAAACGACATTTGGTTGACATCGCCGCGCTCGATGAGCATACGGAGATCTTTGGCATAGCTGGTGTCTGGAGGGTAGATCTCGACGCCTAGGCCATTTTTGTCAGTGCTCAGTTTGAGCGTGCCCGCACTGCGACGACCTAGCACCAATGATGAATCGTGATTGACCAGCGCTCGCACATCGGCGCTCTTATCCTCGAGCGTGCGCGTGAATGCTGCGGGGCTGATCCTCTCACGGAACCCGCCCAGATCCTCACTGAGTGGGCCATAGACGCTGGCATAGCCCATCAGTCGGCCAGCATCAGATGAGACGGTAGAGAGCAGTCTACGCTCCATTGTCGTCCTCCCTATCCATCTGGCCAGCTACCTTGTTCGCCCATGTTCGCCCGGCGTCTCCTCCCCATAGCGCCCACGCAATGCGGCCAGCGCTCGGGAACCCGTTTTGACCGGGCGACCAGCCCTCGCCCTGTGAATCGACGGCATGGCGAGCAAAATAACTCACCATGCGCCCAATTGTGTCGGGGCTGATGTTGATGCCATTGCTCAGATCTCTGGCTCGAGCAACGCCTACCTCAGTGCCACCACGACCATATTCGGCTCGCCACGCTAGACCTCGAGCGGCTTCCTCGCGCACTCCAGCAGGCGGTGAAAAATCAATATTGTCGTATTTTGCTCGTCGCTCAGCAGGCATCGATCGCTCAGTCTCTGTTTTGCGTAGCGGCAAAATCGGTCGCCATTTAATGCGCCAGCCATGGCGTCCACCTGGGCGGCTCGGTGGCACAAGCTCACGCTCACGCTCGATGCCACACACACGGCAGCGATTGGTGCTGCCATGCTCGCAGCTCGGGATCTGGTGTTCGGTCATTGCCAGCGCTAACGCAATTACGGCATCGCTGGCATATGCCTCGAGGTCGTTGGTCTCTGGCGGTGCCGGTGGTGCTGCTGGCAGCGCTGTAGGATCGACGACGACTGGCGCAACAGTAGGATCGGCAGGCGGTGCCTGAGCCCCGCCCATCGACGATACTGGCTGCATGTTGAGTGGCTGCAAGAATACATCTCCACCCTCGATAGGGTCGAGCTGCTCGAGCGCTCGGATCTCATTGACGGAGAGCCAGCCCCAGTTGCGGCCAATGGCGTAGGCGCTGTATCGAGCAGCGAGGTCAGTGCGCAGCAGCCCCTCGACGCGATGCTCGACGTAGTAGCTGCTGCTGATCGGCAGGAGCAGTTTGTTGCGGACCTCCTGCTCGATGCGGACAAGCCAAGGGCGCAGCGTCTCGCTCAGAAATGCCTGATTTTCCTGCTCGAGCGAGCTGTAGGTGCTGCCACCAGTTGCCCGCAGTTTGGATACGGGGATATTAAACCACCTAGCAATCTCCTCGAGCTGGAAACGCCTCGTCTCAAGGAACTGCGCATCGTCAGGCGGTATCGCAGTCGTGGTCCATTTCATGCCCTCCTCGAGTATCGCTACTCGTGAGGCATTATCGATACCAGAGTGCAATCGTTCCCAGTCGCCGCGCCGGCGACCGCGGGCATCGTCGCTGAGTCTGCCGGGATGCTCTAGCACGCCAGACGGGCGAGCGCCACGACCGAAAAACGATGAGCCAAATGCTTCGGCAGCAATGCCGAGACCGATTGAGTCTCGAGCCAGCGAGACGACGCTGGCACCGACGTAGCCATCGCCACCTGGGCCGCGTAGGTGCAGTACGTCAGATGCGGGTATGTAGGTCGGGCGAGAGAAATCGTCGCGATAAATATATTGCAGATCGCCGTTTTCGCTTCGTCCGACCTTCATGTTTTCGGCACGCAGCAACCATAGGCGCGTTGGGCGGCCGATTGTGTCTCGCTCAATCTCGCAGTAGCCATTGCCCCACGTCAAAGCCTGCGCGAGCCATTGCTCACGCAACTGCATCGAGGTCATCTCCTCGTTGGGGGCAAAGCGCAGGAGGTCGGCCACCATCATGTCGTCAGCGATAATGCGCCCATTGGCGGTCTGCTGATAGACGTGAAACGGCAGGCTACTGATTGTTTCGGAGATAATACGGACGGCTTGCCAAAATGGCGCATAGCTGAGTGCTGAGCTCTCAGATACTTGCACGCCAGCGCTACTAACCGCGCCACCGTAGAACGCTGTGAGCGCGGGATCTCGCAGGCTCGGGCGATTGCCCGCGCGCAGCGTGAATAGGCTCTTGATGCGATCGATGATCGTCATATGAGAGTCATCCCTCGCGACTCGTACACCGATGGGGCACCTCGCCCAATCGCTCCACCTGCTTCGCCGACTCGAGATCTTGCGACTGCCATGATGCTGGCCACCAAGGCATCGATCTTTTCCGAGCTCTTAGCTTTGCTCGGTTTAATATTTCCAGCAGCGTCACTCTCTATCGAACAGTTGCCCAGGCACCATCGCAATACCGGATTGCCGTCATGTCGTAATTTTCTCGCCATGACTAATGTCTCAAAATCTTTGGCAGCGGGAGACATGCTTGCGTAGCCCTGCCCGAACGACACGATATTGAGGCCATCGCTCTGCATCTGCTGAGCCAGTTGGCTAGCATTCCATCGGTCAATTGCGATATCGACGACTCGATACTGTGCGCATAACTGCTTGATCCGCGTGTAAACATCCTCGTACTCGATCACATCGCCATCGGTCACGTTGATGTGCCCGCTCGCATGCCATTGGTCGTATCGCATGCGGTTGGTGCGCTCACGTTGTTTGAGCGCACCTCGAGGTGCCCAACATGTCGGCTCAATCCAGATCGTGCCATCGTCGAGAGGAAACGCCAGGACAAACGCTGAGAGATCCATGGTGCTCGATAAGTCAAGAGCGCCATAACACAATCGGCCATCAAGATCGGGTCGAGGGCTGCGGCATGCGTCCCATGTCTCAGGTGCGATCCATCTGGTGATTGTGTCGGTCCACTCGCAGAGGTGGAGGCGGCGAAATGCTAGCTCGCGGGCAGGGCTTTGCGCTGCGTCCATGGCGGCTTGCCTCATGTAGTCCTCTCGGACTGAGACGCCATAGCCGGGATTAGCTGCCCTCCATGTGCTCTCCTGTTTCCAGTCTGCGCCATCTGGTGCACGGTAAAGGACGGGGAGAAAGCTACGATCCTCTAGTGTGCCATCAGCCACTGCTCGAGCGTGTAGGTGCATCTCATAACAGAGCGAGTTGCGGTCGTGACCTGCGGTCGTGATCGAGATCGTCAGCGGTTGTTTTCGCGCTCCAGTCGATGTCGTGAGCACATCCCATAGCTCACGATTAGGTTGTGCATGCAACTCGTCAAAGATAATACCGCTACAGTTCATGCCGTGTTTAGTGTGCGCATCCGCGCTGATGGCTCGCATGCGCCTGCCGTCTTTGGTGACGATCTCTTTTCGCAATACAGAGCACTTGGCATCAAGGGCAGGTGAGTTGCGCACCATCGAGGCAGCAAGGTCAAATACGATCGATGCTTGATCTCGATCAGCAGCAGCGCAAATAACCTCAGCACCGGGCTCGCCATCGCCAAACAGAAGGTAGAGAGCTATGCCCGCGGCCAGTGTGCTCTTGCCATTTTTGCGGGGAATCTCGATGTAACACGTCCGATACTGGCGCATGCCGTCAGGTCGTAGTGTGCCAAATAGTGGAGCTATGATGTCGTTGTATTGCCAATCCGATAACACTAAAGGCCTGCC